CTTTGCCGAGATAAGGACATTGTCATATTTGACAATCAACTGAAAGAACTCGTTCTTGAGTACTCTCTGAATAGGAGAGAAGTTCTTGATGAGATATCCTTCCTCAATTCTCTGAAAGACAAAGATGGAAATAAGTTTTCACAATCTATGAAAGAGTATAGTAAATTGGAGGTACAATTACATAGATTTAGTGAAAATAATTATCCATCTTTTAGATGGAATGAGCACTATCAGGCAGCGCTTAAATGGTTAGCATTACAATTCTCTAATGCAACCTTACAACCTTTGGCGTATACATGTGACGATGATATACGTTTGAGCCTTCCAAAGGTTGACACCCATAGCGGTTTTACCTATATTGAAACAGGTAAGAAGAGGAAAGGTGATAATTTAGAAGGATGTTATCAGTTATACACTGAGGTATTGGATGGTGCAGCTAAGGACTTATCATTTAGTAGACCAATTCTACCTGGTGTAAGAACACAAGGGTCTGCTTATACTGAAGAGGGTGTCAGATTGAAATTTGCTAAGCATAAGACCAGACTTGTATCTATGGTTGATTTGCTGCAAATTATCAATGAAATGACTTATGCTATTCCTTTTCAGAAGTGGATGGCGTCGTGGACTTATTATGCTGGAGGAAAAGATCCGAATGAGATTGATAAAATTATTCAAAATGATAGGAGTAGGTTTAATTATTATATCTCTTTGGATTATAGTTCTTTTGATCAGAGCCTATCCAACTGGTTAATTTCCGATGCGTTTAAGGCGTTATTTCAATCATTTAGGACGATAGATGATAGAGTAACAAGTATAATAGTCAATGACTTTATACATAAAGCCTTCGTGTACGGGAAGGGAATTATTTATTCAGATAAAGGTGTCCCTAGTGGATCAATGTTCACGCAGATCATTGATAGTATATGTAATATTATCATGATCAAGACCTATTTATTATCTAATGATATTGATGGTCATATGATAGTAATGGGAGATGACAATTTGCTTTACACTGATAAGGCTATAGATGTTCATGATATCTCTTCCTATCTTCAGAGAAATTTTGGAACTATAGTAAACCCGAGTAAAACTGAATCTGGTTACAAGAGCGATTCACCTAAGTTCTTGTCAAGAGAATGGAGAAAGGATGGTCAGTGGAGGCATCCCTATGTTCTGCTCAGTAGAATGCTGTTTCCTGAAAGATGGCGAGACTATAAATCTGGAAATGCAGATCCAGTGGAAGTGTTCTACGCTTATATTCTCACATATCCGATAGGCATGAGAGAGTTGGTTGATGTCGATAGATTTCTATTTGATCATCAGCTAATACCGAACAGGAATGCTGATATTAGGCACAATCGTCACTTAACTGGCGTATTAAAATTCGTCAGGGATTATTTGTTGGATAAAGACATTGAATAGCTTATATAACGGTGAAGTAATTAGGTGGAGCTTTGTCTTTATAAGTATACGCTTGGAAAGCGGGTCAGTGGGAA